ACAAGATGATTCTTGAACTTGGTGATGTTATGTGGTATGTAATTCAAGCGTGTGAGGGGCTTGACATATCACTAGAAGATGTAGTACAATTAAACATTGATAAATTGAGTAAACGCCATGATGGTGGTTTTACAAAGGATTATAAGAGTTGATTCTATCTCCAGAAGATGCTACCTATGCTGCTAATGTTTTCGTAGATTATTTTTCCAATTTCGGAAGAATTGATGATTATCTACGAAAAGTAAAATTAGAAAGAATGGAGAGTTATCCCACAGCTCTTCCAGACATGGGTCCACAAGATGAAATGTTTTCAGATTTTTCTATAAATCCAAATGATATGGATTTTGAGTGTAGAGAAGTTACTAATGAAACTTTCATGTATTATTTGGAAGTTGTGACTTCTCATGCCATAGAGTCTTCTATACCAGGAAAATCTTTACGTTACATTGTCTATGAAAAGAACACCAACAAGATTGTTGGATTTATTCGTATGGGTTCTCCTACTATCAACTCTAAGCCTCGTAATGAATTTCTAGGCAAACCACTTGACACTCTTAATAAAGATATAATGAAAAGATTCAATCAATCTTCTATTATGGGTTTCATTATTGTACCTACACAACCTTTTGGTTTTAATTATCTTGGTGGTAAATTGTTGGCTGCCATTTGTTGTTCACATCTTGTCAAAGATAAATTGAATGAAAAATATGGTGGTCCTTTTTGCATGTTTGAAACAACTTCTCTTTATGGATCTACCAAAGGTGCATCACAGTATGACGGTATGAAACCATTTCTTCGTTATAAAGGTAATACCGATTCGAACTTTGCGCCACTTATTAATGATGAAAACTATCGTCGTTTAAATGATTGGTTTATCGAAAGAAATAATGGTGAAAGTCTGGTACCAGAAGATGCATCTTCTCGTAAGTTAAAGACACAAACAAAAATGATTGCAATTATTAAATCTTCTTTGAAAAAATTTGACAAAAAAGAGCTTGACAAATTTACTACAGCATGTAATAATGCTAAAGGTTTGACAGAGAAGAAACGTCAATACATGTCAGACTATGGTTATGAAAACGTGAAAGAGTATCTTAACATGGAAACGGATACACTTATCAAAAACGATAACTATTATCGTTATAGTTTTGATGGTGTTGTCTCTTGGTGGAAGGATAAGGCTTCGAAAAGATTTGAATCTTTGAAGAACGATTCAAGAATTAGATCAGAAATCGAAGTCTGGAATAATAATCCAGAATCTATTGACATCATTCGTTAAATGTGTTATACATAATAATAGTGCGGGTGTCGTATAATGGCATTACCTGAGATTTCCAATCTCATGACGGGGGTTCGATTCCCTCCACCCGCTCCAAAAATTTAAAAACGCTTGACAAAAATACCAAAGTTTGGTATTATATAAACATGATGTACGAAGGAGTGAACTTATGTCTGAGATGATTGACTATAAATTTGACGAAGACCGTCTAATTTCCGAATTGAAAGACTATATAGATAGTACATATGATGCACACTACTCGCAGACAAAGTTTCAAGCAACAGAGTTTATTTTTGACTCTGGTCATGGAATGGGTTTCTGTATCGGTAACGTTTTGAAGTATGCTCAACGATATGGACGTAAAGATGGTTACAATAGAAAAGACTTGATGAAAGTCTTGCATTATGCTATGATGGCATTACATTTACATGATAAGGAGGATTTGAGTGGAAATTCAAGTAACAGTTGAAGAGTTGCGAAAAAGAAAGATTATGGTTTGTACTCCAATGTATGGAGCCATGTGTACTGGTCAGTATTCAAAATCTTGTACTGATTTAGGTATCATGGCTACTAATTATGGAGTACAATTAGCATTTCATTATCTTTTCAATGAATCTCTTATCACTCGTGCAAGAAACTATCTAGTAGACGAGTTTATGCGTTCTGATATGACGCATCTTATGTTTATCGATAGTGACATTGGATTTGATCCAAACGACGTTTTAGCAATGGCTGCAATCGCTGATCCAGACTCAGATAAAGATATTGTTTGTGCGCCATATCCAAAAAAGACTATTGCTTGGGAAAAGATTAAACGTGCAGTAGATAAAGGATTTGCTGACGAAAATCCAAATAAACTAGAAAAGTTCGTCGGAGACTTTGTTTTCAATCCAGCCCCAGGAACTGATCAACTCCGTGTTGATGAACCGGTAGAAGTACTAGAAGGTGGTACTGGATTTATGATTGTTCAACGGCACGTATTTGAAAAATATACTGATGCCTATCCAGAACTACTATATACACCAGATCACGTTAGAACTAAACATTTTGATGGTTCGCGTCAAATTATGGCATTCTTTGATACAGTAATTTGTCCAGATTCAAATAGATACTTATCAGAAGATTACATGTTTTGTCAATGGGCTAGAAACATTGGCATTAAAGTGTGGATGTGTCCTTGGATGCGTCTAACACATATGGGATCCTACATGTTTGGTGGTTCCCTCGTCGATTTAGCACAAGTAGGAGCTGCGGCAACTGCTGATGCTGAATTACTCTCTAAATATGCAAAAAAGTGAGGTAAATTATGAAGTTATCTGAACAGACTCTTGAAGTACTACAGAACTTTTCTTCTATCAACCAATCTCTCCTATTCAAGGAGGGTAATGTTCTTAAAACAGTCTCACCACAAAAGACTGTTCTTGCTGAAGTAATGGTCGAAGATACCTTTGAACGACAGTTTGGTATCTATGATCTTGGGCAGTTCCTTTCTGCCGTATCATTAATGGAAGAACCAGAGTTGGAACTAAACGATAACTCTGTTAATATTAATGATGGTAATGGCACTTCGATTGATTATCGTTATGCTGATCCATCGATGATTGTAACACCGCCAGAAAAAGAATTGACTCTACCGGACGTAGATGCCAGTTTTATTTTCACCGAAGACAATCTAAAGGATGTTCTTCAAGCAGCCCGTGTTCTTGGTCTACCAGAAGTGATTGTAGAAGGCGTTGATGGTAATATTGTTGTTGGTGCTGGAGACCCAAAGAACTCTTCAATGAATCGTTATACTAAGAAGGTTGGAAAGACAGAAAGTGAGTTCCGACACGTCTTTAAGGTTGACAACATGAAGATGATGATGTTAGACTACAATGTAGAGATTTCTAGTAAGGGAATCTCTAAGTTTAACACAAGAGATGGGAGGGTTACATACTTTATTGCTACTGAATCCCGCTCTTAATGAAAGGTCTATATTATGTCAATGGGTGATTATCTATGGGTGGAACAGTATCGTCCACCCAGCATCAAAGAGTGTATTCTACCAGTGCGTTTGAAGAGTGTATTTCAAGCATTCGTAGATAAGAATCAAGTTCCAAATCTCCTCCTTTCAGGCGGTCCTGGCGTCGGTAAAACAACCGTCGCTAGGGCACTCCTGAACGAACTAGATCTTGATTACATTATCATCAACGGTTCTATGAAGGGTAACATCGATACCCTAAGAACTGAAATCAGTCAGTTTGCTTCTACTGTATCATTTACAGGTGGTCGTAAATATGTTATTTTAGACGAGGCTGACTATCTTAATCCACAATCTACTCAACCTGCTCTTCGTAACTTTATGGAGGAGTTCTCTAATAATTGTGGGTTCATTCTAACCTGTAACTTCAAAAATCGTATCATCGAACCTCTTCATTCTCGGTGTAGTGTAGTAGACTTCACTATGACAAATAAAGAGAAGGCAGGTCTTGCTTCTCAGTTTATGAAGCGTGTTGAGAATATCCTCAAGATGAAGGGGGTTGAGTTTGATCAGAAAGTTATCGCTGAACTTATTATGAAACATATGCCAGATTGGCGACGTGTTCTAAACGAACTTCAGCGATACTCTGTTACAGGTAAGATTGATGTCGGCATTCTCACTACACTAAGTGACGAATCTTTTGATTCTCTTGTTTCTATGATGAAAAATCAAGACTTCACAGGTATTCGTAAATGGGTAGTTGATAATGCTGACATCGAATCTTCTACACTGTTTCGTAAACTATATGATTATGCAAACAAGAAGATGAAACCAATGAGTGTTGCTCAGATGGTGTTGATTCTTGCTAAGTATCAATATCAAGCAGCCTTTGTTGTTGACCATGAAATCAATAACGTTGCTTGTCTACTAGAAATCATGACAGATTGCGAATGGTCATGAAACCATTTGATTTTGTAAACGATATCAATCTAGGTAAGAAAGATATCATTACCAATTCTGATAACCCAGAACTAGCGGAGAAAACT